CAATACCGCGAACTACGGTTGCATCAAGAGGGCGGGACGCTGCGATACGCGCAGCAAGTGTGGCGGCGTCCTGAAGAGGGCGGCGACCTTGAAAAAGTCGGCGCGGAACTCACCCCGCTGCGCCGGGGGGCACCGCTGCCGTTCATTCCGTTTACGTTTTTGGGGCCAGCGTTTACGACACCGGAGATTAAAGATCCGCCGTTGTTGGATTTGGCAAATATTTCACTAGCGCACTGGCGCAACTCAGTTGACCACGAGGCCGGTTTGCATCTCGTAGCCCTCCCAACGCCTTGGGTTAGCGGGATGAAATCGGCTGGGGAGGATGTGGAGTCCCTGCATATCGGCCCTAGTACCGTGTGGATTCTCGAAAAAGATGGCGCGGCGGGCATGGTGGAATTTTCCGGCGCGGGCATGGGCGCGCTCGAAACAGCGTTGATCGCGAAACAGCACCAAATGGCCTCCTTAGGCGCGAAGCTCTTAGAAGAGGCACCCACCGTGGCACAGGAGACGGCTACGGCGGTGCTTGCGCGGCATGCTGGCGAACATGCCACGCTGCGCACGATGGCGCAAGCGATGGAGCAAGGCATCAGATCGATTCTCCAGATCATGGGGTGGTGGGATGGCCTCGACGCTACGCCGCTCGATGTGCCGGTGAAGGTGGAACTCAACAAGGATTTCCTCCAAGTCAAAGCCTCCCCGCAAGAAATCCAAACGGCACTGGCGACACTTCAAGCCGGGGAGATTTCGTACCAAACCTTTTGGTCTATCTTGACCGAAGGCGGATGGGCGCGGTACGGGGTGACGGCTGAAGAGGAAAAGCGGGAGATCAGTCGCGAGCCTGAGCAGTTGCCGCCGCCGACTGAAGAAGTGATCACGGTGGATAAAGAGGGTGAGGAAGAGGTCACCACGGAATGAGCCGCGTTGAGGATCATGCAGAGTTGAGCGCGTTGGCGGATCAGTACGAACCCCTGATGCAAGCGCGCTACGAGCGCGCCGCCAGCCGGATGCACGCGGGCGTGAAGTTAGATCGGCTGACGTTAGCGCTCGCCAAAGGGGATCATGCTGCGGCGCTCCGTGCGGTGGTCACCGACACGGGGCTACGGAAAGCGATGACTCCCGTGGAAAACCTCATCAAAACTACGCTCGTTCGTGGGGGCCACCTCGGTGCCAGAATCCTCAACCGACTCCCCCAAGAGTAAAGTCCGGTTTGGCTTTAATGCGAAATCCCGCGAAGCGGAAGCGGTGGCGTCCCAGTACGCCGCTGAGCAGGTCACGCGGATCAATAAAGAAACAAAAATTGCGCTGAAACGTGTAATTTCGGACTCGATCCGTGATGGCGTCCCCCCTCGGGCATCGGCCAAACTGATCCGCGAAATGGTCGGACTCAACCGCCCCCAAGGGATCGCCTTGCGCCGCTACGTGCGGAAGCTGACCAAGGCAGGCTACACCACTGCCGCGAAAGAGAAAGCGGGGATCAAACTTAAAAACAAAATGATCCGGCGGCGCGCGATCACGATTGCGCGCACCGAAGTGATCGATAGCCTTACGGCGGGCGTCGAGTTGGCATGGGGGCAAGCACAGGATCAAGGCTTGCTGGGGAACAACGCCAAAAAAGAATGGATGACCACCCCGTTTGGGGCGTGCACGATTTGCCAAGCCCTCGACGGGCAACAGGTGTTGTTGAGTAAGCGGTTTAGTTCCTCGACGGTGGGCGCATTGGATCGTCCGACCGCGCACCCCAATTGTCGCTGCGGAATTGCGCCTGTGCCGGGGATTGGGGGCGCGGTGGCTCCCCCGCCCGCCGTGCAAGCCACAGGTGCGCCCGCGTCGACCATGGCGCGGATGGCGGTGAGTGCGGATGGGGATTTGCTCAAAGGGTCAGATGCGCGCAAGGCGATCTTGAAGTATGCGGATGATCCAGACTCACCGTATAGAAAAAGGGTTAGTAAAATAAAAAAGGATTACGACGAGGTTTCCAATAAACTAGGAAATGAATTACTGGAGTTACAAACTGAAAGAGAATTTATTAATGTAGAAATCAATGAACTCCGAGCGCGGGAACGGTTGTTGGCAAAAGAAGCCCCAAGCTCAAAAGAGCGGTTGGAATTGAACAACTTACTTCGTGAAAAGCATAAAGAATCGGAGGAGATCTATAAACGCATTGCTGTATTTTTTGACAATGATGATCATGTTAAAATCAAACGTTTAGCTAAAGAATTACGAGAAGTCGAAGATACGCTTCCCAATGAAATCTTAGAAAAATTTATTTATAACAAAACACGTAACACTGGTGTGGATATAGATTCCTCCCCCAGCTTTCCCCAAAAGGTTCAAACTAAAAAATTGAAAGCACAAAAGAAAGCACTTGACGAAGGGCTAGACGCATGGCGGCGGATGACTGATGATGGGTTGTATGGGTCAATTCTTGAAGGGGATTATTTAGCGTTGACCGCAGAAAAGGGTGCGGCGAAAGTGATTGCACAAAAGGGTGCGGCGAAAGTGAAAGTGTTAAGGGAAAAAGAACGGGCCTTTGCGCGTTCTAATAAGGATCGGGATTATGAGGTGCATTTAAGACTTGCTGATACCACGCGGAGTGGGAAATCTACCACGGTGCACGAAATGACACATACGGTCGAATATGGGAATCCTGATGTATTAGCGGAAGCAATACAGTGGCGGGATCTTAAAACTAAAGGGGATATAAGAAAGCTCCTAAGTGATTTGACGGGGAACCCTGAGTACAAAAAATATGAAGTGGCGTATGACAATAATTGGGTAACTGTTAAAAATCCTGATGGAATAGGGGAAGTTTACACGGGTAAGGTGTATGAGCTAGAGCGAATGGAAATGATTAAGGCAGAAATACACGGCACAGGAAAAGCGAATAAAGTATTTACTGAAAGGGATGGATGGCAAGGTTCGACTGAAGTTAGCACGATGGGGATGGAACAGTTATATGAAAATCCTGTAAGATTTGCAAAAAGACAACCAGAACTGTTTGACTTTGTGTATGAACGCATCGTTAAACGAAAATATACTCATGACACCTCCAAATGGAGTTTACAAGGCAGTAAAAAATTTAAATGGACAACTTGGAGCGATCCTAAGTCAAACACATCTGCTCTCACTTCAATGAGGGACCAGCCTATGCGGTATTATGCCCTTGATGAGTAAATTCTGATAATGATTACTCTGAGGGCTTGACAGGTTCTCCAAATCGTGTATACTGAAAATGCGGTTGGGGCGCTTGGGTTGTTTTTTAACAATCTTACCCCCTCACAATGTTGGCAGGTCATACATTTTTAAGTCACTGACAACCAACACAACCGCAATTTTTGGGGATAAAATGGTAGAAATTACACTGAAGGGGAATACCGCACAATTCAGCGACGGGGAGTGGGAATCGAAGGATTCTATTTTGCTCGGTCTATGTAACTTGTTGACATTAGGTCACCCGTGGAATCCTGTACCGTCCAATCCAAGTCCCGATCTTGATCTGGCGACGTTTGTGGCAGACAAGATCGGCGCGAAGATCACGCACTACGATAAGCCCCAATACGTCGATGGCCGTGTCTATTAAGAACTTGCCAATTCCTCAAAAATTCTTTACAGTGAAAGGCAGCTAAATGCTGAAGCCGGTCATTGATGCACTCGATCAGGTCACGGAAGATCTGCGCCCGCACTACGTTTCTAAAGGCGATCAGTTTGTCTTGCAGATGGACGGTGATCCCCACGGGTTTATTGCGCGTGATACCCACGTCGAACAAGTCAACAAAGTGGCGGAATTCCGCGACAATAACAATAAACTAAAAGCCGAATTGGAAGCCCGAGACACGGCCTTAAAAAAGCTGGACGCGTACAAAGATCTCGATCCTGATGCGGCACGGGCGGCACTCTCAAAAGTGGCCGAGTTACAGAAAAAGGGCGTGAGCAAAGCGAGCGATGTAGATGATGCGGTGCGGAGTGCGCTGCAATCGTTCAAAACGTCGGAGCTTGATCCGCTACGGCAATTGCTGACCGATGAGAAAACCGCACGGCACGCTGCCGATCTGAAAGTCTCCCAAGCCGCGTTGAAGAATGAAGTCTTGACCCAGTTTAAGGCGGCGGGGGGGCAGGATGCCGCGATTGATTTTGTAGTCAGTCGTGCGAGTGACGTATTTAAAATTGAAGGCGATCAGTTAGTTGCGAAAGATGGGATCTACAGTACCGATAACCCCGGTGATCCGCTGAGCCTCGGGGAATGGATGACCAAACAAACCCGCGAAATTGGATTTGCCTTTGGGATGAGTAATGGGGGCGGCGCGCACAATATCGAGGGGAATCCGGCGGGCGTGCTTCCGGCGGGCGTGAAAGCACTGCGCAATCCTACGCCCCTTCAACTCGGGGAATTTGCAAAAGAAATTCGTACCGGAAAAATGAGGATTGTAAACGAATAAATAAATTGCAGAGGCGCATCCGTGCCGGGGGCACGTGCCGCGCCTGATCGCTACGCGGGGCGTAGCGCATCCAGCTTCGGGGAAGCTGTCTGAAGGCCACAACCTTTAGAAAAGGAGCTTTTCCGATATGGCTGGCACCCTGGTTACTAGTAACGTCGTTCAAACAGCCGTCGCGATGGGTCTTGACGCCTTGCGACAGCAAGTGGTCCTCCCGAAAATCGTCAATCGTAGCTACGAGGATAGGATCGGGCCTGCCGCACGGCAAGGCTCCACGGTCAACGTCGCAGTACCCTCTGCGATTACCACGCGCAGCGTGACAGCGGATGTCGTGCCGCCAGCCGTTACAGCGGTGACGCCGACCAGCGTTTCGATCACCCTGGACCAATGGAAAGAAGCCCCATTTGCCATGTCGGACCAGGCCATAAGTCAGGTGCAAAAGGGGCTTTTGCCCATGCAAATGTCCGAAAGTGTGAAATCGCTATCCAATACGATTGACGACTACTTGTGGTCGTTGATCGATTCAACGGGCGGTGTGTACGGCTATACCGGTACCGCAGGCACGACGCCGTTTGCCTCGAACGTTTCGCAGTACCTCGATGCGCGAGCCATCGCTAATAATCAACTGATGCCGATGGACAATCGTTTTGTGATTCTTGATGCCGATGCGGAAGCGAATGCGCTTCAACTCACGGCGTTTTTGGATGCGTCAGCAGCGGGCAGCAAGGAAACCATAGTGGAAGGTGATATCGGGTACAAGCTCGGGGCGCGCTGGGCTATGTCCCAAAACGTGTCGACACATACGGAAACCAACAGTCCAAGCAGTTGGCTTGTCAATGATGCAAGCGTGGCGGTTGGCGACACCACGATCACCGTCGATGGCGGATCGGGGGCACCGGTCGAAGGGGACGTTTTCGTCGTAGCTGGTTCATCTCAGACCTACCAAGTGTCGTCAGCGACTAGCACGGTGATCACGATGACCCCCGCTGTGCAATATGCATATGCCGATAATGCTGCCCTGACATTCAAGGGGTCGTATGTCGCTAACTTATTGCTACATAGGGACTTAATCGGATTCGCTATGGCTCCGCTGATGGAAACGGAACAATTCCAAGGTGGCAGCATGAGCGCGACAGCGGTGGACGAGGACTCGGGTTTGGCCCTGCGGTTAGAGGTGACCAGGCAGTATAAGCAATATCAGTGGTCATTTGATGCCCTGTATGGTGGCGCGGTGATCCGGCCAGAGCTTGGCGTGATTATCGCCGGATAGTGGACGTGCTTTGCGAGTGGTGTGGGGGTGTGCCCCTGTCCCAGCGGGGTACACCTCTTTCAGTACGAGAAAGCGGGGTGTGATGGCGATAGTGAGAACGATGGCCGTAACGTTGAAAAACGGAGCAAAGGCGGTGATCAATGTGTCCGACTTTGATCCAGCGGTGCACACCGTAGAAGAACCGAAAAAAAAGAAGGCTGCGAATGATTTACGGCGCGGGCCTCGGAAGAAATTTAGCACAGTAGGGGCCAGATAATGGCGGTTTTCCCTAAACGCTCGACGTTTTTGCAGTCGATGAATTTGACGAATACCACCGCAGGCACCTACCCCAGCGCGGAGATTTCGATCCCGATGGGGGCAACAGTCATCTTGGCGCAAGCGGTGTTTGTGCGCGGCGGTGGCGGCACCACGTGTGATGTGTTTGTCCAGACCTCGGTTGATAATGGGGGAAGTTGGATTGACGTGATGCAGTTCGCCTTCGCGACAACGACGGTTACCAAGATCAGTGGGGTTCGACCATACATTGCCACCGCCGCCAATATTACGCCAACCGATGGTGGTTTATCGGACAATACAATTTTAGACGGGGTGATCGGGGATCGGTTGCGGGTGAAAACGGTTGTGGTGGGCACCTACAGCAGCACGTCCACGCTCGATGTGAATATCTGTATTAATTAGTCATGGGTACAGCAGCTATTGTCGCAACGGCGAAGAGTACCACGGCGAATTCGTATTGCACACTTGCCGAGGCGGATCAATATCATGACAATCGGCCAGCCGTGTCGACGACGTGGGCGGATGCCTCAGAAAATAATAAGATCCGCGCACTTCTCTGGGCTACTCAATTGATGGAGTCGCTATTTACATGGACGGGTTACGCGACAACGACAACGCAAGCCCTCGGGTGGCCGCGCACGGGATTATTGGAACGGATCGATGTGGTTCTCGACTCCGATGTAGTGCCCTCTGAAGTGAAAAACGCAGAAGCAGAATTTGCTCGGCAACTCTTGGTGGCTAATCGTGGACAGGACAACGAGATCGAATCACAAGGGATCACAAGTATTAAAGCGGGATCGGTGTTCTTGCAATTCACCGCCGCGCAGTATAACAAAGTGGTCCCTGATGTTGTCTATTTGATGATTCCACAAGAGTGGTTTAGTTCGGTGCGTGGGCGAATGTCTGCGACACGCATATTGGAACGGGCATCGTGAGTCTCGCGACCATTGTCCAAGACGGTGTGTCGATTGCCAATAGCGTGACTACTGCGCTCCAAGCGACAGTGACGCACAAAGCGTTTTCTAGTGTGGACGGCTACGGCAAACCGACCTTTGGCACAGGGGTGTCACGGACGGCGATAGTGGAACGGCGGCAAAAGTATGTGCGTACAGCATTGGGAGAAGAAAAGTTGTCATTAGCGCGGCTGTTGTTTCTGGTGCCGGTGACCGTGGATGAGCGGGATGAGTTTACCTTACCAGATGGATCGACGATGCCCATTTTAAGAATTGGCGGTCCAGTGGATGGTACAACGGGCAACGAGTTTATTGTAGAAGTGGAACTTGGCTGATGGCTGTGTTTATTAAAAATATTCCCAAAGTAATCGGGAATATGAAGAAGTTAGAAAAAGGTGTGCCTTTGCTCGCGGCGGCGGCACTCTATCAAGAAGCGTTAATTGAACAAAAAGAATCAATGAAACGCACGCCTGTTGATGTCACCACAAAGCGCGGCGGCGGCTCGCTGCGGGATAGTCATGAAACCAGCGCCCCCTATTGGAAGGGGAAATTTTTAAACGTGGATATTCAAGTGGGGGGGCCATCGGCTCCATATGCCATAGTGCAACATGAAAATATGGAGTTTTTCCACAAGGTCGGCCAAGCAAAATTTTTAGAAAGCACGATCAATGAATCGGCCCCGTATCTGCTGGCGCGCATTGCCAAGCGAATTCAGCTTAATCGGTTGGTGTAATGTGGCAAATGTTTTAGATGATCTCGCTGTACGGATCGCTACGGTAATCAGCGGGACGGTGGGCACGAACGTGTTTAAAAGTACGATGCCTGCGCTGCCTGATGCGTGTGTCACGGTGGTAGAAACTGGTGGCTTAGCACCGACACGTGCGTTGGGAACAGCGGGCGTGCAGTATGAACGCCCCGGTGTGCAAATTTTAGTGCGCGGCGCAGTGGCGGATTACGAGACGGCGCGCACCACGGCACAAACCGTGTGGGAAAATCTTGCCACCATTGAAACCGAGGACTTGAGCGGCACACGCTATTACATGAGTGAAAATTTACAAGAGCCGTTCCCAATGAACGTCGATGAGTCAGATCGGCCTACGGTGGGCTGGAACATGATCTTTACAAAAGACATCGGATGATGGCAGAACTGCCCACACCCCCTCCCCCGCAGCAGATAGGGCGCTGCTCCTGTGGGGCATCGGCTGATCAGTTCAGGGCGGTCCTCGGCGGTCGTGAGGTTTGCATGTCGTGCGGCGCAGATCGGGAGGCAACAAATGGCTGAACGCTATCGGGCCGTGGTAGATTTGAGCTATCCGGCACCGGGGTCGGTAAAAGCAGTGATTGCCGCAGGTGGGATGAGCAAGATGACCGAGGCGCAACGTTCTAAAATCATCATCAAGTATGTGAAAGCGGGAGCCTATGCGGAAAGCCTCCCTGAAAAGTCGATCAAATGGTTACTTAAAGGCGGGTTGATTAAGGCGGCTGCTGCGCCGAAGGGGAGACGGTAAATGGCTGTTGGTAAATTCGGGCCAGCGTCAGGCATCCTCCTCGTGGATGGGTACAACATTTTATCGAACAAGCTCACGTCCTTGTCCGAAAAAGCCATCAGCGAACTTACGGATACGACGGGCATCGGTGACACGGCATACGAGACAACACCGGTCGGAAAAGTTACGATGGAAGTTGTTCAAGAGGGCGCGTTCTTCGATACCACCGCGCTCTATTCGCACGCGGCGTTTAGCGGGAGCGTGCCGACCTCGCCGCAAGCTACGGCGCGGATTTTATGTGTGGGGTTCGCGGGCGGCACTATCGGTTATCCAATGGTCGGGTGCGAAGGGGCGTATACGGATTCCTACGAAGTGCTGGCGGAACTGGGAAATTTGCAGAAGGTCAACGCAACCTATGCCATGACCGGCACGCGGAGTGCTGGTGTGATCCTGCAACCGCTCGCAGCACAAACGGATAGCTGGGATACCACGTCATCACCTGTCGATAACACGTCATCTAGCTCAGCCGGTGGCGTAGGGTTCATTCAGTGTACCGCCGCGTCAGGGTTTAGTTCCTTTGTTGGCAAGGTCCGCCACTCAGCGGACGATGTGACGTATTCCGATTTATTGTCGTTCACAGATAATGTTACAGCACCCTTTGCAGAGCGTGTGAGTGTGTCGGGGACTGTACACCGCTACGTTTCGTTCACCGGAATAATATCGGGTACCGGTTCGATTACAATTTTTTGCGGATTTTCACGCGGGTAATTTTTAGGGGGAAGAAAAAATGGCTGGAAAATATGGTCCGAGTTCGTGCACCGTGACGTATGACGATTCTCCTGGCGGCACCGGGCGCGCCCTGACAAATTTTATTTTAGAGGGCATCAGCGTTAAGACCTCTGCGCAGTTGCAAGACACCACGGCCCTCGGGGACAGCGCGACGGAGCAAACGCCGACCGGCTTGATCACGGCGGAACCCATTACACTAACTTGTCTGTGGGACACGACCGGGACAACTGGTACACACGCGATCCTCGGCACCGTCGACGATGGCCCACAGGACAGTACGCGCACCCTGGTGGTGGTCTTCGGTGACAGTAAAACGGCGACGGTAGAGACAAGACTTTCTTCCTCGGAGGTGGTGGCGACGATGGGGTCGATCCAGACAATCGTTGCAGAAATAGTCCCCACTGGCGCGTTGACGTGGTCTTAATGTGAAGGGGTGAATGAATGGGACTTGTGATCGGTGTTACCAAAAAAATAGAGTTACCATCCCCTGATGTGGGGGAAAGCGCGGTGATTCGTAAACTGAGCCACCGTAAATTGGCGGAAGCCGCGCTGAAACAGCAGAGCCAGGGAATTGGGTTCATGCGGGAGGTGGGGGCGGACCTGATGTCGGCGCTGCGTGATGCGGATGCGGCGAAGTTGGATCGCATTCAGCGTACCCAAGAAGCCTCACTAAGCAACTATCACCGTGATACCATCCTTGAAAAAGGGATCGTGTCGTGGACGCTCCAGCCGGGGATTGGTGACACAAACCGCACCGAAGTGATCGGAGAACTCGACGAACCCACGGCGGCATTTCTCGCACAAGAAATTTTTGATTTTTCGCGGCCCGAGACAGAGGACGAAGCGGGAAACGCGCACGGCGGTTCGTCGAGTTCCTAGAGCAAGACGGCACCGATCTACCGCCGCCCTGGATCTGGATCGTGTCCAGAATTTGTGAGGAGTTCGGGTGCTTGCCGGATGCCGCTCGGCGCGCGGTGGACAATGACTACAACGGGGCGCTGTTTCAGATTTTGGATCTGCGTGGGTTAGCCAATGCGAAAGCGCGGATCGACGGCGCGGCCAAAGGCGAGGTGCCAACGGATCGCGCTGCGCAGCGGTATCTTAGATTGCACTTGGAGTCCGTTGGGAAGTCCCTTGGGATCGACACGTCATGATCAATCTTGGCACGCTTTTCGCTCGTCTTCGCATTGAAGATAGTCTTACTCCTGCGCTGGTTAAGGCGCAACAGTCTCTTAAAAATACCGGCGCAAAGCTGACCAAGATTGGCGGTCAGATGAAAGCCACCGGGATGACCATGACGATGGGCTTAACGCTGCCTATCGTGGCAGGTGCGGGGGCTGTGGCTGTGGCGTTCGGGAGTTTTGAAAAATCCATGAACCGCGTGAAAGCCTTGACAGGGGCGACAGGAAAAGACTTTGAAGCGTTAAAGAATCAAGCCAAGGAGTTGGGGCGCACCACAAAATTTTCGGCGGGTGAAGCGGCTGACGCCATGGGTTTTTTGGGCATGGCCGGTTTCAAAACTACCGAAATTTTAGGTGCTATGCCGAATGTGCTGGAACTGGCCGCCGCCGCCACGCTGGATGTAGCGAGCGCTGCCGATATCACCAGCAACATTATGACCGGCTTTGGGCAAACTACAGAGGATCTTGCACATACCAATAATGTCTTAGTCCGTGCATTCACGTCGGCAAATACTGATCTCACGCAACTGGGGCAGGCCTTCAAATATGCGGGGCCAATCGCCAAGTCAGCGGGCCTGTCGTTTGAATCAACGGCGGCGTCCCTTGCGCTGCTGGGCAATGCCGGTATCCAAGGATCGATGGCGGGCACGTCGCTGCGCGGCGCGATTACCAAACTACTGGGGCCGACCAATAAAGCGGCAAAAGAGATCAAAAAGTTAGGACTGAATGCTAAGGATTCAGAGGGCAACATCCGCCCGATGGATCAGATTGTGCGCCAATTGGAAACGAGCAGCGCGAGTACGGAACAGATGATCTCGATCTTTGGACTGCGGGCGGGGCCAGCGATGGCCGCGCTGGT